CAATGGTTGGTAAACGAGGAATGCGAACAGTAATGAATTATACGGATGATTCTACGAAAAAGATACCAAGAAAGTATCTATTCTCATATAAACCAGAGGTTCAAGCGAAATATGGACGCATATTTAGTCCAGAAAAAATTGGGGAATATAGTTCTAAAATTTCATCAATTATTCAAACAATTAAGAAATCGAAAGGTATTGTCTTGATTTATTCCCAATATATCGACGGAGGTGTTGTTCCCATGGCACTCGCATTGGAAGAATTAGGTCTTACACGTTATGGTTCATCGTCAAATACAACCTCTCTTTTTGAAACACCCCCTGTCGAACCCATTGATTCATTAACTTTAAAACCAAAAAGTCAAGTCGCTAATTTTAAACCTGCACAATATGTTATGATCACAGGCGATAAATCATTTTCTCCAAATAATGCGCAAGATATTAAAACAATTACTGACGAGAATAATAAAAATGGAGAAATGGTAAAGGTGGTTTTAATATCAAAAGCTGGTTCAGAAGGTCTCGATTTTAAATGCATTCGACAAGTTCATATATTGGAACCTTGGTATAATTTAAATCGTATAGAACAAATTATAGGAAGAGGTGTTCGACAAAAGAGCCATTGTTTATTACCATTTAATGAAAGAAATGTAGAAATATATTTACATTCCACTGTATTGAAAACCAGTCCAGATGAAGAAGCAGTAGATATATATGTTTATCGACTCGCAAAAAATAAGGCTGAAAAAATAGGGCGTGTTACTCGTTTAATGAAGGAAACCGCAGTAGATTGTTTATTGAATATTGGACAAACCAATTTCACATCAAGCAAATTGGAAAGTGTTGTTGAAAATAGAAATATACAACTCATTCTTTCAACCGATGCTAAAAAAATAGTATTTAAAATTGGCGATAAACCACATACCGACGTTTGTGATTATATGGCGGATTGTAGTTTTAAATGTAATAAAAAAGACGATAAGATTGATACATCAAAGGTGTCTAAGAATATGTATGCTGAAAACTTTCTTCAATCCAATAATCAGCATATTATGAAACGTATCCGTGATATGTATCGTGATAAAGATAATGGAAAACATTTCTATAATTTAAATGAAATAATCGAGACAATTAATGCTATAAAACAATATCCTATTGCGCAAATTTTTTCAGCACTTTCGGTATTTATTAATAATAAAACGGAATATATTATAGACCAATATGGTCGACGAGGAAATTTAATAAATAAAGGAGATATTTATGCGTTTCAGCCCATTGAGATTAATGATGAAAGTATCACCGTTTTTGAGAGAAAGGTTCCCATCGATTTTAAACGCAATTCGATAACCATGGAAATTCCAAAAGACTTTATAAATACAGAAGAGTCCATAATACAAGACACAAATACTTATGATATTATATTACGAATGATAGAATTAAATGTTAAATATGCGCAAAGTGAACATAGTGTTACACGAGGTGATCAGAATTGGTACAAACACGCAAGCAAGGTATTAAACCATTTACAACTTATACACGAAATTACATATAATGAATATGTTGAATTTATAATACAACATAATATCGATATGTTAATGCCGGAAGAAAAATTAATCATTATATCCCATATGTATTCACATATAATAAGAGAAGGTGATTTATCGGAAACTGAACAAATAATAAAAACATATCTTGATAAACAACTACTTACATATAATAAAAAGAGTGGGTTTATAATACAGACCATTAGTGGATGGGAATTATATATACAATCTCAAGACGACCCGAGTAAATGGGAATTGGCTCAACCCGAAGATAGACGCAATTTTGAAGTATCAAATTCTATCTCCCAAACTATGTCGAAAGATTCATCCACATTTTCAGATATCGTTGGATTTATTGATATGTTTCGAAATGAGAAAGAAATGGTATTTCGTATAAAAGACCTATCTTTAATGCAGAATAATACGGGAACACGTATAAGTGGACAAACTCCAGGAAAGGGTGACGTTATTAAACGTTTAAACTTTATTGTATATGATGGGGCTATTCCAGACAACCCTATGTATAGTGTAGTTAAATCGAAAGAGATTATGCAATTAGGATTATGTGTAATTTTAGAACTTTTAATTCGATATCGAACAAGCAAAAAATATAAAAATAAGATTTGGTATTTAAATCCATCTGAATCGATGTATAATAAAATAGCAAAATTTAGAAGAAGCGCATAATAAAGTATGACTTATATATATATATATATATGAGTAATATTCCAAAAGTCATAGGTGAAGGAACTTATGGATGCGTTCATAACCCACCTCTTCTATGTGATGGTTCAACAACTCGTGATAATGAAAAAGTATCAAAATTAATGGATCCACGCGAGGCATCAAAAGAAATGAAAGAATATGTTTTAATTGATAAGATTGATAAAAAAAAATTATTCTATCTTGGAGAACCTGATAATTGTAAAGCTGGTTTACAAGAGTCCAATAAAAAAGCCATCAAACAATGTCAAATGAGTAGAGATATTAATATTGATAGAGGGTATGATTTAGAGTTATTATTAATGCGAAATGGTGGATTAAATCTTACTGATTTTAGTGAGAACTTTAAAAAAAAACCAGTAACAAAAGAAAATAAAGATAAAATAGAAGAATTTTGGTTAGAAGGACACCGTTTATTTATGGGATTAAAAGCATTTGCTAAAAAAAATATACTTCATCATGATTTAAAAGCAGGAAATATTGTATATTTAGAAGCAACAAATAGATTAAATTATATCGATTTTGGTTTAATGAACACAAAATCAAACTTAAAAAAAATATCTAGAGAAAATAGAAATAGGTTCGCAGCACCTCATTGGTCATTTCCTCCTGAAATGGAATTTTTATCCAAAAGATTATTTGATATTGTCTCTACAAACAGTGAAGAGAAAAAGAGAACTTATGTTACTAATATAGGTAAAGGTTTCAATACGAGCACAAATAAGTCAGCAATCGCAATTAAAACATTTTATTCAGTTGTTAATATGAAACCAAAAACTTTCAATATACCAGACGTCGGTAAGTATCTGGGTGGTTTTTTACGAACAATGAAGCACATTGATAATAAAGATATGTATGAGGATTTTTTAGACAAATCATTGTCTACAATTGATACTTATGGACTAGCGTGTGGATTAATGGAAACATTATGTAATTTGTATAAATTTATGGAGATGGATTTTGTAAAAGAATTGGCCGCTGTGCTTTATCTTATGCTTGACTCTGATATTACAAAACGTGTCGCTATCCACGAATCAACTGATTTATATGAAGAATGTTTAAGAAAACATATTCTGAAAAATAGGAAACAGCAATTTAAACAACATAAGATTGTTAACGAAACGGTAACCTCTACAGTGTTCGATAAACAAGTCGCTTCGTTAACTCAGGCTTCTATAGCCATAACATCAAAGAAAGAATTAAAAAAATTAATGGTATCACCTAGTTGTCCAGACGGAAAAGAGATAAATCCGAATACAGGTCGTTGTATCTTTAATTGTAAAGTTGGATATATTCGTGATAAAAAATTCAAATGTACGCGCAAGAAAAGGACAAACAGTGAATGTCCAGAAGGAAAACGATTAAACCCAAAAACAAACCGTTGTAATAAAAAACCGATTACTATGAAGAAAAAACAATGCGCAGAAGGAAAACGATTAAACCCAAAAACAAACCGTTGTGTTAAAATATAAGGCAGAATTTCGAATAGTAATTACATATAAAATTGATTTTTATTAATGTGAATAAATGATATAAAATATTCTCATTAATATATTAGTAAAATGTCTACTGTAATCATTAAAAAACCAAAAAAAGTATTCGCTGATAAAGAATATTCTCAAAAAGAAACGAAAATCTACGGTGTTTATTTAAAATCCGTTTTGGAAAGAAAGGTTTGTTTAGATATTACTGAAATTGGTAAAAATGTTAAGAATAATATTGAAATGAAACTTGAGAAATTGATGGGTGGTAAATGTGTTAATGAAGGATATGTAAAACCAAAAACGGTTAAGGTTATTAATTATTCATCAGGTAATGTGAATTCAAGCAAGATTGAATTCACCGTAACATTTGATGCTATGATATGTCTACCGGTAGAAGGGATGGTAATTGAATGTGTATGTAAAACAATTACAAAGGCCGGTATTCACGCCCAGGTTATTGATGATAATAATAATATTCCTGTTACCATATTTATAGCCAGAGATCATCACCATTTGGATAGTAGATTTAGCAATGTTAATATAGGCGATAAAATGAAGTCACGGGTTATTGGTATAAGATATGAACTCAATGATGATTTTATTTGTGCTATATGTAGGTTTGTTTAGAGTAATGAATAATAAAATAAATTGATTGGATGTATTTTTTTTATCGTTTTTTTTAGATAATATAATATAGATATAAATTATATTATAATGGGTGATAATTTATATACACTTGACCAAGTAACTACATTAATAAATGATTTGTCTCTTATATCACAATCACTTAGTGCTAACACATCAACCGCTAATTACACACAGATTGGTTCACAAGGACCACTCGGTCCACAGGGTCCACAAGGAGAACGAGGCACGATAGGATTGAAAGGTGAACAAGGTATTAAGGGTGGTCTTGGTGGGAGAGGAGGCAAGGGCGATACAGGCACAATAACAGTTGGAACAGTTACAGAACTTGAACCAGGAGAAGTCCCCACAGTGGAAGCCGTGGATGTAGATGTGGACGGGGTATCAACGAGGAAGGTAAATTTTGGAATTCCAAGCGGGCAACCTGGTGATATTAGTGCGAATTATTCTAACACCACAGGAACCTCGGTATTCACATTAGACCAAGAAACCGGTAATACTATGATATACGGTACATTAGATGTAATTGAGCCTGTTATAACAGTAGGTTCTAATGCGACATACGATCTCGACCGAGGTATCGCATTTAAGTATGCGACCAATAGTGGTGGCTTAAACACAGGGTT